TTGTATAGTAGTTAGCTTAACAGGTTAATGGAATAATCATCATATACGGAAGGTACGTTAGTTTTATTATTTAGTCTGAGCAGTATGGCCTGGGTTGCCCAGGTTATATCTGGGGCTTCTATAATTACATCAGCTTCTTCTACCTCCACACCCTCTATATAAAATACTACTTTATATATCAGCATAATAGTTATCGTCAAATTCTTCTATGATCTGTGTGTATCTGAAAAGTTTATAGTAGTTAAACAGATTGATTGGAGGTAGATAGCTCATATTATATCAGAATAGTTTGTTTACGTAATTTATGTGTATAGTGGGCCTTAGTTACACCAACTTTACGTAAAGCCTTACTCATGGCTTTGATGTCCCTAGCTGTTATAGCTGGGCTAGTTAGCCCCAGCACGTTACTTGTCTTATCAACCACATTCATTACCGTGAAGAATTTATAAGGATGTGGTTCTATTGTTTTGGTAGCATCATGTGTATCATATACCCTAGCTATATAAATAGAGTGTTTAGTTAAAAATGTATACCAACTAGGGGTTAATCGTTCTAATACACAAATACTCATTTTATCCGTAGGGTTATTTTGATTATATTAACTAAGGTAGTGAATAGGCGTTGGCCAAATTCATAAAATACCCACTCTAATTGTATCTTGTTTTTATACGTCATTTAGCACCTTCAATAGCTGATTTTACCATCTGTCCGGCTAGTATAGGAAACATCCTATTAAAGCTTTCAAGTCCAGTAGTCTTTTCATCTGAAAATTTATCAAGTCTAATGTATCTTTCACCTCCTGTCACTTTAGCATCAAAGCCGCTTAAGACTGGATTAGTCCACAACGAAGTAGCATGTGCAGAAGTTTTACTTCCATCAGGGGATATGCTTTCTATACTTATGGTAGTACAGGCGCAAAGTAGTAAAGTAGAGGTTATAAGCATAATTTTTCTCATTAGATTGCTTCACTAAAGATGCCAGAAGCGTTCCATTGTATAGTAAATGGGTTTCCGGCAGCAGTAACTACATCAGCTGGCGACGTATTAAGTAATACCCAAAAACATAACGGATTTACTATAGCATTAGCTGTACCAGCTTTATAACATACAGCATACCTAGCAGTTATACCTGCCCCTGTAGCGTTCCAGGTAGCATCAGCTAAGTCCCATGTTACTACATTTGTAGCCTGGGTAAATGTAGAAGCTACGATTAAACCACCTGCTGTATAGCCGTTAGCCGTAGTTAATTCATTTGTTACGTTTGCGTAGACTGTTTGTGTAGCTGCTGGTACATAAGTTGAAGTAGTTAGTGCTATCTTAAAAACATCTGTATCAAGGTCAATTGTTCCGTTAGAACGATACAGATTAAAACTGTTGAATAAAGTTATACTTGCTGCCATAATAGTTCCAATTAAATAGTTGTTAAATAGAGTTTAAAGTCTTCGACAAGAGTATTAACAGATTGGGTAGTACTTGCAGAAAGTATTAAAGAGTTAACTCTGTTAGATTCTGCACGTATAACTTTTACCCAATCCCATACAGCCTGTATGTCTATGGCTTCCTGAGAATCGGTTTGATTCAAAAACACAAGTTCACTCCATCTTGCACTTAAATTAAGCTGCTTATGTATTGGGTAGTTTTCTGTTATCTTACTACCAGCCAATGTATTCACATATCGAGTAGATGTAACTACGTGTTCCTCTAAAGCCACTACCGGCAACGCTTCAGAAGGTAGTGTATATACAGTATCGAAATCGTATTCTATCATCGTAAGTATCCTGTCGCATGGAATGAACGTGAAGCTAGTGTAACCGTACTATCAGCCCCCCGCCAGAAAAGAATAAGTTGCTTAGTTGTATTAGCCGCCACAGAGTAGCCTATTGATACAACGGGCAATTCATCTATGAGAGTTGATGTTCCCCAGTCGAATACAGTAACCGCTAAGGTATTGTCATAGAAGAGCCATTTAGTATCCCTTGCGCCACTAGAATAGGTTTGCTTTCCAGTAAAAGTACAGAAGAAAGGCGATGCAGCGTTTGTATCATTAACGACGTCAAGTGCTACCGCTACTTGGTAAGCTCCATTGCCCACAATAGCCGTGGTGGTTGTCCCAAATGTTGCAATTGTTACGGCATTGGGCATTATCTGACTTGTGACTATCAATCCAACTGTTGCTGAAACCCCTGAAGTAGCCCCACTAGGAACCCAAGCGCCAGTAGAACTTCCAAAGGTATTAACTGAACGTACCCAAAAATAATATGTAGTTCCAGCAGTACCGATGTAGAAATAGGAGTTACCTACAACAGTTCTAACTAAAGAAGCTGAGGCTCTGTCATTTGTAGTCGCTACCCATATCTCAATAGAAGCTAGTTCTAAATCTATTGGATTTGTCCAGTGTAGTAGAATACCTGTTCCAGCCGTATCACCTTGAGCTACTAGATTGGAAATAAGAGGAGCAGTTTTAGCTTGTGCAAGTATAGAAGCCATTAAGATGCCGTAACAGTATGGGTAAAATCAACATAAGGAAATGATACCATATTTATTATATAAATACCAGCAAAATTTGCACTAAAAGCCAATGTACCATCCGTTACACTAAAGTCAGTAATAAGATCAGCCCCGTTTGGTACAAGTATATTGCATGTAGTTGGGTTAGGAATACTTGAATAAGTTATAGTTGAAGTACCATCGGCCGTAATAGTATCGCTAGAAGCTGTTATAACTGAAGGTAGTCGGTTAGTCACAGTTCCAGAAGAGACATAATACATATTTGTATCATATCTACCTTCTAAAATGCTTTCACCAAAGTCTGTTTGGTAGTCAAAATCGTTATCTTGACAATAACCATCGCGTAGAATTAAACCAGTTGCACTATCGTATATAGTAAAATCTATCATCTTTTCAATGCCATAAGTTGTATAGTAGGCCAACCACATAAAGAACCTGTGCCTGTACCTGTTTGAGATACGGTAATAGTTAAACTATAAGTAACACCCCCAGCTCCAGGGGAAGCTACCAAAATTGGTTGTGATACTGTAACCATTTGATAATCTGTAGTACCTAGATTAGCTAAACGTGCTGCTTGGTCGTTATAGTAGCTAACACCATTAACAGTAAAACTAAAGTTAAGTGTGGATATACCACCTGCGCCGCCAGTAGCAGTAGAAAGTCTACCAGAAATAATAGCTACAACATTTTCACCGTTAGAGTTTAAAACTAAAGAAGTTGTCAAACTGGTACCAGAAGTAACTTTATTCTGGCTGAAACCTAAAGAAGAAAAAGCATTATTTCCTACATATGTAGCATAGTTATTTGCTGTGACTTGTCCAGTTAAGTTAGCAAATATACCTGTATTAACTGTAGCAAAGTCAGCGGGCTTTCCTGTTCCTGCTACACCCGCCCAAGTAGCAGTAGTACCGGCAGTAGCAATGTTAGCATTAACTGTAGCAGCAGGTACTCCGGCTATATTTGAAACGATATTAGCTGTACCAGATGGTATAATCCAATTAGGTGCAGAAGCTGGTTGTATTATTGTTCCAAGAATAACCCCATTATCGGTGTTTCTAGCTGTAGATATTCCAACACGGTATCCGTTGTAATCAACACCTTTGAAAGTATAAGTCGTAGCTGTCAAAGGTACGTGGATACTTGGGTCAGTCGTAGCTAAAGCAGTTGAACCATTCTTAGCATACACTACTAAGTAATCGGCAGGTACAGAGCCTTGAACGTACGTTGCCCAACTTATAGTTATATCCCTAGTACCACTACCACCATCTATCATGTTAATAGTTTGAGGTACTGGATTATTACTAGCAGAACCTGGGGTACGGTAGTTGGCAGTACCCTCAGCAGCTGCTGTACCATTAGCTAAAGCTGTATTAATGGCAGCAGTTAAATGATTACTATCAACTTGACTTGTAGTACCTACAAGACCTGCTGTAGGACTAGCTGGATAGAAACTAGATAAGTTATATGAAGTATCCACACAACGAAGCCAAAAGTAAAACACACTTCCAGGAGCTAAAGCGGGGAAGGAAAAAGAATTACCATAAGATAAAGCTGTATTAGTAGCAGTAGCAAGGTTATTAGTTATAGAAGCCCATATTTCAGTAGCTTTATAATCTGTTTCAGGAGGCAGATTCCATTTTAATGTGATTATATCTATACCTTGAGATATAATAACCCCACTAGGAGGACTTGTTGCTGTAGTATCACCTGTGACTGAGACATTTAAAGGTGGGACAAAGGCACTATGAGCATCACCATAATTGCTACGCACAGTTACACGGTAAGTTTTACCAGCTACAAGGTTTCCTATATTAACAGAAGTAGCAGCGGTATCGAAGTAATGCCATTCCGTTTCATCTGTAGCATGTAGACCGCCTACTGTATAACCTGTTACAGCTTCAGCAGGAGCAGTCCAAGCTAAGTCTACAGAGTTTAATATCTCTCCAGAAGCTGCTTGTCTTGTACGAAGAACCGCCGTAAAGTTACCAGGCATAGAAGGAACCGCAAAAGCCATAGGAGTAGCTTCAGGAGCTAGTATTACAGATATTTCATTAGTCCAATTCAGTGTACCAGTATCGTAGTTATCGTTTATAGCACTACGTACATAGTATGTGCCATAGTCAGGTGCTAGTACAGTGACACCCATAATCCCGTTAAGGATAGGTCCACGATATACCCAATACTGGCTTTCAGAAGGTTGAAACCCAGAAGTTCTACTAGCAGCAATGATAAGTTCAAAAGCATCGCTAGGTGCTGTATAGTTAGTAAAGTTAAATACAACCTGTTTACCTGAACCTGATAAATAACCTCCAGAAAGCATAGGAGGAGCAGGGTTACTAAAGGTTTGAATGTTAGGTACACTGGTTTTACCCATAGTATCTCTTGAGTAAGCCCAGAGCTGAAAACTTCTAGGAAGACTACTGAAGCCAAAATCTGTATAGATAATACCTTTAGGGTAGTAACCTTTCCCACCTTTTAAATTAGGGGCCGTTCTATTATAATCCGTAGAATAGGAATTATATTGGGTCAAACCATCGGCAGAATATACTTCTAATATATAATCACGAAGCTTGTCTGGCTTAGTATCATTTAATGGATCATATTCCCATATAGTAGGTAAATCAGGGCCCTCGAATACTGTATCTGTTGTACCAGTAACATAAAAGTTCTTTGGAGGTAATAGAGAAGATGTTGTATTAAGTCTATAAGTATAAGACAGCAAAGCGGGAGCAGATTTACGCTTGAGCAAGTTCATTGCTACAAGTACAAAGTCATAGTTCCCAGGTAACAAATCTGTCCACTCATCGTAGTTCTGCTTAAAAGCTAGATGCGGGTAGTAGTCCCCCATATCCTTTCGGATGTATAAATCATAGCTGTAAGCTTTAGGGTCATAATCCCAACTTAAAGTAACTATATTATGTGTAATTACTCCATCTGAACGGTAGGTTTCCGTTACAGTTAAACCTGTAGGTGTAGCAGCTTCATCTAAATTAGAGTAATTAGCAGGGTCTACAAATATACCTGACTCTATGGCATCATACTTACTTGCTTCATACATTAAACCAGATAAAGTATAAATACCTCTGGAGGATTCGGTTATAGAGGTTATTCTAAACTCTCTAGGAACGATAGTCCCTGCTTTATAAGCTATAAACTCATGATTAGCATAGTCTCCGGCTATAGGACTGGATGTAAGTGTAAGTGTAGTATAAGTACCAGCTCCTTGTACAATAGGGTATTCTAAAACACCATCATAATCAGCAGAGTTAAATTCAAGTATGAATCCAGAAGCTGTGAGAGTTATAGGGTTGTCTAATACAACTGTATTACCCACTAAGGATGTTATTCTACCAGCTAAGAAAGTTGTATCATTAGCGTAGTCGTCATCCATTATAGATACAACATCACCTACAGTAATATCAACTACATTCAATGCCATAGCAAATACTACAAGCTCGTACTGCTTGGCATTAGAGTATAACTCATGCCTTGCCATGCGTCTAGCAGCACTTTCAGTAACTATACCGTAAGCAAGTAAGTCTACTACATTGTAACCAAAAATTTCTATTCCATTTCCATAGTCTACATTTTGTGTGCCTGCTACAGTAGTATTTTCTACAGTTATGGTTCTAGGAAGATAGTGATCGTTTTTATCTGAAAAGGTAACATTACAGGAAGTAGTACGTGTAGTAGAGTTGACAGAGGAATAAGTAAATAACCCATCAATGACATTACTATTATTTATTACTTTTACTACAGCGGTAGGTCTATCTTGTATAATAGTTATCTCACTACCAGCCATAGCAATGTTAGCTCGCATATTGCTAGCTACTGCATGTAGTAATTGCCAAGCATCTTCCTGAGTTTGTATAACCCCATTGAAGGTATACCTAGGTTCCATACCACCATTACCATCCATAACGAGTTCATCGTTATAAACAGCCGCATCATAGAAAGCCCACTTATTAACTTCTATAGTTTGGTTTAAATATGTATCTACTCCGTAACGAGGGTTAGTAAGTAAATCATATAACACCCAAGCTGTGTTATCTGTCCAAGCATATTTAAAAGTACCGTCCCATAGACCAGCATAAGTACGAAGTATAGGATCATAATTACTAGGTACTTTAATTATAAGACCTTTTAAGTCATAACCTCTTGCAGGTATAGTATTTCCTACAGATTCAGCAGGAACAATTAACCCTACTAAAGCAGTATCTGGGTAATTATATGCTTGTTCTATTATTTCAGTATGTCGGCTGTAATGTATAACAGAGTGTACGTTAGCAGTTAGATCATCATTAGAAGTCCTAGATACCCTAAAAGCCCATGAACTTCCAGGAGCAGTAACACGGTAATCTCTTTCTACAGCTGATATAGCTTTACCTTGTATGATTGTATCAAGAGCAGTAGACCAAGAACCGCTAGGTAATACTCTTGTTTCTATTTTCAAACCTACAGAATATCCGTTAAGGTCGCCAGTTGATGTATCTTGGTTAGATAATCCAGTAGGTAAGCTTATAGTAATAACAGCGGCATTAACATTAGTTCCTATAATATTTTCAGTATGTGGATTATTACGGGTTATAAGTATAGAACTACCTGGGCCATAAGTAGATTCTACCTCTGAGAAGCCTTCTATTACAGTTTGATCTGGAGTTCCTAGTCTACCTTGTATAGTTATGTTTGGGAAATTATAGCTACTATCTGTATTCTGCACAGGGGTTTGGTTAAAATAAACTCCTTGTTCGCCCCCAACCACACCATCTACAGGGCCTTCTGAGAGTATCTCAAGGACTTTAGCTATAGCAGTAGAGTGTAAACTATTTGGGGCTTCCACAGGGGGCCTAGGTGCAGTTTGTTTAGCCTGGCCCCCACCACCATTATGTACTTTAAACCAATACTTCCCATCACCTACAAAATAAGTATGTTGAGGTGTTACTTCAAAGTTATAAGTAAAGCAATCCTCTGGTATGTCTTCGACAGAAGTTACTTTTATTGCGGTTATTACAAACTCTCTTCCAGATATGTCTACAAAACTCTCACCTATACTAAATTCTTTAGCTTCTTTGTGCTCATTAGAGTTTATATCATAGATAGCATGATTACCTGTAACTGTAGGATATTCTAAAGTAATATAACCATTTGTTACAGTAAAATCATATAAGCCGTCTATAATGTCTTCACTGGTGTGCTTAAAGATTTGTGAAACATATCCATGTTCTATATTCCCAAATTTATCATACGATAGTACAAGATCGGAAGGTACTATCTTTTCAATAGGCTTGTAACCTAAAGCAGTACGTATAAGTGTTCCGGCGATAAAACAAGAACCACTACCTCCCCCAGAACCATAAATACTTTCAGAAGCTATTTCTTCTATCGTAGTTATTTCTTTATAATCTCTTGCATAATATTTAGCCATAAACTTTAGCTACTATAGTTCCTGAAGCATTAGAAGAAGGAGTTCCTGCCATAACATAACTAAATGTAGTATCAGTTAAACCTAGGAGTTGTACTATAAATGTACCATTATAGTAAGGGTCTAATACCCCACCGACAATAGCGCCACTAATAGATACTTGATTACCTATAGCAAGACCGTGAGGTTGGCTCATAACTACATTTGAACTTGTACCCGTATGTCCTAGAGTTGTTACAGTTCCAGGCAAGACTCTAGGAGTAGTAGCATCTGGTTGCTGCGAGGTTAAACCAGCTGATACAACAACTGAACCTGTCATATGTCTTCCATAGACTAATGGTACTGGCCCTCCTTGTTCTACTACATTAACAGGACCATTAAAGATAAAACTAGATTTCTTATCTACTTCTGCTGAAGAATAAGATTTAACTACGGGGGTAGAGGTCATTAAAGACGCGACACCACTGGCAATAGTAGCAACACCACTAGCAACACCACCAATCAAGCCAGCCCAAGCTACCCAACCTACAGGGTTCCAGAACATTACTACAGCTACAACTACAAGTATAATTCCCATAATTATCTTACCTATACCCATCCCTTTACCACCAGCACCAGTTATAGCTGGAAATATATGTATTTCATTTACAGGTAAATACATAGGTACTTCTTCAGGAGAGATAAAATTATCTGTTTCTATGGGAATATCAATAGATTCATCTCTATTACCTTTAGTAACATGCCAGTCATTATCTCGTATAGTGGCTTTGAATCGTTCCCCTAGATTACATACCATACCTTGCATAGCATCATGTAATGATTTACCAAAGACTGTGAAAGGTTGCTTCCCGTAAGTTTTAGCTAAGCTTCCGTGTAGATAGATATTATATTCTATATCAAGCATCTATGTTACCTGTGTATGTGAGTATTTGTTTTATATACCGTTTCCACTTACCTACGGTATCAGAATTACTTTTACGTTTATATAGGTGATGTATGAAAGTATCTTGCCCTACGACAACACCTATATGGTTAGTTATATCTGAGTTTATATTGAGAAGAAGTATATCACTAGGTTGTATAATTTTACTAAAAGGTTTAACTTCAAAACCGCAAGAAGTAAAATTCTGTTCTATATAGTTTGGGTTCCATTCTTCCCAGTTAGCGGGTCTAGGATGTAACCCTAAATCTATATTATAGTTCTGACGGTAGTAATCTCTGGCTAAAGTAAAACAGTCTGATACATTGGATATATAATCTCTGCCAAGTAATTCTGGCACTTCTATTGGATTTGCCCAAAGTATATCTGTTACATTCTCCCCATCACAATGTACTATACCCCAAACTGTATCAGTATTACTCATACTAAGCATATCAGAGTAAGAAGGAGTTCTTGGGTCTTCTTGAAAGATTTCCATTGTATGACTATGTATTATAGCATCTACATCCGAGAATTTTAAGCAATCTTTTTGGGAGAAGCTAAAGTTATTTATAGGATCTATGTGTACATTCTCAACAGGTATAAATGTATTTTGTATAACAACCCCACAGGCTTCCATAGGGTAACAAGCTAATATATGTTCTTTAAGTTCTATTAAGTTTATTATGTGCATTATCTTACCCTTACCCTAGATACTCCTGGAAAACCTTTATCCCGAAGAACTTGTCTTTTAGGAAGCTTCAATCCTTGCCTATCCAAAGCATTACTAAGCTCATATTGTAAAGCATGCTTGTTCTGAACAATCTTTCTTGTCATGTAGTATACTTCCAAAGGATAATGCGCTAATACATTACTATCAGTACCATTGTCAGTAAATTTATAAAAAGTCCTACAACGTGTTACTTTTGTACCTACTAAGTCACCTAGCGCAAGTATGCCAGCCATTAAAGTCTTATGCACATTACTTACAGATAAAGTAGGTCTTGATAAAGCAGTACCATCAGCTTTATTGTCTAAACCTGTAAGGTCTAAAGGGAGAAAGTTATAGTTATTACCTTGCCAAAAAATATTATTAGACGTAGCCCCACCGATGCTGGAGTTAGTATAATACAAAGGGCCTGCGCCACCAATAGCTGTAGTATCAAAAGTAAAAAGCTCTAAGTATGTATCCGGTGAAAGGCTGTTACCTTCACGTTTGATAGCTGTCATTATACACCATAATCAAATTGCTGTGTTATAGAAAAGGCTATACTACGGGAAGTAGTTGAGATAAAAGTAGGGCGGATACTATTTAAATCTATACGCCATTTCTTTGCAACTGACTCCCCTATAGGTGTCCAAGTGAACCAATGTATCACACCTACTGTATCTAAGAAAGTCTCGACGGTAGTTAAATCTGTGCCAGAAAGCTGTCTGTAAGATATATCCCAATGCTCTACATAGGGGTTCATACCGTCAGGTGTTATTTGCCTGTAACCCCTACCAAAGCCTCCTATAAGTACTCTATCTTTAGAAGTTTTAACGGAGGATAAGTTAATTAAACAAGGTAAAGCTAATACAGGTGCAGTCATATTAAACTCTTAAATCAAAGCATTGTGTTAGTGTAAATTGGACTTCATAGTGTGTCTTAGATAAAGGTCTGGACGCTTTACTATCCTTCTCTACAGTCCATTTTTGTTCTATTGTATTCCCAGGAGCAAGCCATTTAAAATATAAATTACACCCTACAGCGTTAAGAAAAGCAAGTATGGAAGTATATTCCGATAATGTTAAAGGAGCAAAAGTAAGAGTCCAATTATCAGAACTACCATTTATACCATCAGAAGCTATCTCTACAGGACCATTCTGGTATTGTGAAATCCTTACTCTATCAATAGTTTGTTTGCTTAGACTTTTAGTTATCTTATCTTGTAATGGTAATATATTTATAGGGTAAACTACGGGGATAAAAGGAACTATAATTGTAGGTATATAAGTTACAATTCCTAATAATATCCTTGGAACAGCTATTGTGTTTATATTAACTATTGTTGGGCTATAGGCTGTAAGCGTAATAGTTTTACTTGGCACAGCTATCGTAACTGAAGAAATAACCGCAACAGTGGGGGCATAGGTAACAATTGTTAAACTTATGCTTGGGACAGGTAATGTCACTGTTGTACTTATTGTAGGTACATAGATTACTATACTTATTACTTTACTTGGGATTGATATAGTTATAGGGGCAGGTAACAGATTAGATGTAAACAGTAACATTATGATTCCCAAGTTTGGGTATAATAACCCTTTTCAGTTAATTTAGGGCGCCCTTCTTTTGAACTATTTGCCTTAGGTGCTATGAAAACTACATCATAACCATAGATTATATAAACTTCTCTTGTTAGATTCTCAGGGAAGCTTGTATTCCAAAACTTCCTACGAAATTCCTCTATAGTAATTGGGTACTTCCCTGTACTAAGCTCTATAAGACAACTTATCATGCAATAGCTAAATAGATATATGTTGCGGTATTAACATTAATGTTAGCTACATTTTGATTAACTATAAATCCTGTAGAATCTGGGTCTATAGAATCATCTGACGTATTTTCAACTGTGGTCGTATTATAAGCTAAGAAAGGATCATTTCCAGCTATTATACCACGCGAAGTATCCCATGTAAACCAATCACCCACACTTGAAGTACATTTTATCAAAATAAATCTAGCCCCTGTAGAAAAACCACAATTTATAGTTTGAGTTGTTCCATTACCTGTATAGGAGCCTACTTTACTAACACCAGATAAAGTTGCAAATAAATAGGTTACATACTGCCCAAGGTTTAAGTTTATATTAGACGAGTTACCTACACTGAATACTGTATCAGTGGGAGTAGTTGAGTTCCAATAAGTAGCTGCGGTAGCTTTTGCAGCTGTAGTATTTAATTCAAGGTATTCAGCAGCTGCAAGACTTTTACTCCACACTATCCAGCCTGTAGCAGAACTTCTTGACTTCCTTAGCATTAATTCAGGAACTGCACCTAAATTATGTGGTACAGTTTTATTAACACCTGTCCCAGTATCGGCTGCTATTGTAAAGAAGCCAGTAGCACGTTTAAAATTATGAGTTATATAGGTTACACCATAAGAGTTTACTGAGGCTGATGTGGAAATACTAAAACCATCCGAGTTATTATAGCCAGTTATCTTTGATGTATCTATAGTTTCTGCGGTTGCAGCTGTAGAGATAAGTGATTTAGCATAGCCTCTCATACTGTCTATAACTGACCAAGCAGTAACAGTAGTTCTAGGGCGAACAATAGTTAAATCCGGTGAAAAACCTACACCAGATATTGCTTGAGTTGCACCATTACCTGTATATGTTTTTGCGTAAAATACGCTAGAGCCAGTAGTAGGGATAGCATAGGATCTTCGTATGGCAATATACACATAAGTAGAGTTATAGACAAGATTTTTTATATTGAAACCAGTAGTTGTAGGGTTTATCCAAGTAATTACTGTTTCAGTAACTGTACTATTAACAGCTAAGGACAGACTATTACTTACAGTAAGACCACTGGTACTGTTTAATATAAACCAATCACTTTGGGAATTTAATCTTTTACAAAGAACAAGTTGTGGTTCCCAACTTAAAGAACTTACAGTAGCATTAGATGATACATCTGTAGTGAAACTCCCACAAGCTATATTTCCATCTATAGTGGGGTCTGATGCAAATATATAAGCAATATAGGTTACACCGGAAGCGTTTAAAGTTAAATCCACTGTAAAAGTTGTAGATGAACTGGCTGTTATCTCGGTGAAACCTACAGCAGCCTCGTCAGTCCTATTTAAATACAATAAGCCTGTAGAGCTTTCATGCCTTGTTGCCCAATCGCTGCTAGCAGACTTTGCTTTTACTGTTATCATACCTGGAGCACTTCCAAGGTTATGTGGTACAGTTAAACTAGCTGCGCCAGTTCCAGTATAAGTAACTACATCAAAAAAACTAGGGGACTTTTTAAACGAAAAGGATGAATAGAACTTTCCTGGAGAGTTGTAGTTTGCAGAACTTCCTAATGTAAAACCAGTAGAGCTGATAGCAGTAATGCTATTTACATCAGTAGTTTCAGCTGCATTAACCGCAGAGGAAAGTGTCTTAGTTACACCTCTAACAGAATCAACGAAGCCAAAGCTAGATATATTATTTCTAGCTTTCACTACTATAAGACCCCCTGTAGATATATCTACCCCAGTAGATACCACTTTAGTGGCTCCACTACCAATAAAGTTAGTAACAGCGAATATGTCATCTATCGTAGTAGCGGGTACAACCTCTGCTGCATACTGCTGCATTATCAAATCTTTGATAGCCATTACTTCATGTCCTTTCCCATAACAAAGCTAACCCAAGAGGTTCCGCCGTCATGTGTAAAGAAACCAAGAACATCTCTACCAGCTGTAGTAAGAGTCGGAGCAATACCACCAGCCCACTTAGTGCCTGCAAACCAAGTAACTACTGCTGAACCCGCGTCGGTTAAATCAAGTATAAAACTAGCTACAAGACCTGTAGCAGGCACATTTGTCAATGTAAATGTAGTAGCGCCCGAAATTGTCTTTGTAAAATAGTTTCCCAAAGACAAGTCTATATTACTTGCTGCAATAGCTACCTTTGTCTCATAATGAGCTACAGTTGTAACTGTTTTATTGGTTAATGTTTGTGTATCTGTTGTACCAACAACTGTACCAGTAGGAGCTGTTTCAGCAGCAAAAGCTGTAAGATTAGCTGAATATCCTTGTACAGTTGTTCCTATATCAGATGCCGTAACAACATTACTACCAGCTTCCTGTAAAGTGCCTGTAAAGTTAGCGGTAGTATCGGCATAAACAGCATAACCCTCTAAAGATTTTGTATACATTTACCATTCCTCAGCAAAGAAGGATTGCCCTGTAGTAGGGCCTATTATACTTATAGCTGCCCCACTACAACCACCAAAAGGAGATTCATAATAAGAACCAGGTGTTAGTAACAAAGAGCCATTTGATATAGCAGCAGTAGTTATTACATTTATGTATAGGTTTCCCGCACTTAGATTCTGTAAACAGAAACCCTTTCTTGAGGTGTTGGCCGCAGCAAGTACTTGAGCAACACCTCCTGTAGTTATAGCCCCACTTTTACTTGTATGAGCGGCTGGAGGAAAGTAAACTGGTACTGGATTAGTTGGTGATATGTTACCACCATCTATACCAGTAGCCCCAAGCATAAGCTTTACTCTTTGAGCCTTAGCTGTTGTAAAATCATCAGTAGCAATTACATCACCACCAGTACCTACATTAAGAGTTGTATTAGCTGTCATTAGAAAGATGCCGCTTGTTTAGTTGGGTTAAGTATACCACCTGGACGTGCAGATGAAGTTATACCATCATTTATCATAGTTTTTAATTGGTCTCTTATAGCTTTACCAATAGCTTCTGCTTGTTCATGGGAACTTTCCCCTTCATGGGCTTGTACATTTACATTGAGTTGTTGGATTACTACGGCATTACCACCAGTACCACCACCTTGTAAGTCTACTTTAACTTTACCATTCTTCAAAGGTATAACTGCTTCATGCCCAGCTTCTCCGGCTACTATACCGCCATTAGCATAAGGTACAGGTCTTGCACTAGGGAAGTAAGTAGGTCTGGTTAGGATTGTGCCAGAGGCAGCTGATAGGCCAGATACAACGCCACCATCGGCTTTAAAAGATGCACCTAGACTAGCCAAGGATATAGAGCTATTGCTCATATTAATCCCGCCAGTCAAACCACTTGCACTACTCCCAATACTTCCAACTGATTCAAATATGCTTATTATACCTTTAATAGCCCTCTCACGCAATTCAGCAGCAATTATTTTAGCAATACTTTGAACAATTGATGATGCGAAGTTCTCAAAAGCTGTTTGAGCACTCATAGTACCTGATATAAACCCTGCAAAGTTATTATCAAAAGCACTTGCAAACTCTGTACTCATTAGGTTCGCTACTTCATTGGCTTTGAGTTTTAACTCATCTAGTTCTGCTATAGTCTGTCTTATAGCTGATTGTTTCTCTGCACGTACTTTTGGGTTAAGGTCTAGTTTCTCTTCAGCTTGTAGTTGTTGCAACGAAGCTTCTTTAGCTTCTATAAGTTTGTAGTTTTCAACTGTAAGTTCTCTTGCCGCACTAAGTTGACCTTTAAGACCTATGTTTACAAGTATGTTAGTTTTATTAACTGCATTGTTGTACACGTCTTGAGCTTCAGAAAGAATCTTTGAACGCCTTTCCTCCATTTGTGTCAATTGTACTTGTACACGTTCTTGCTCCTTGCTGATCTTAAGGTATTTTAAAGCCTCCGCATTATCCTCATACTGTAACTCAAGTGAACGGTATTTAAGATCAATACGTATTTGTTCCGCTGCTACTATCTGCCCTTGTGATTGTAAAGCAGTAGCTTGTATCTCTAGTAGGGCATCTTTATAAGCTTGCAAGGAGACAATCTGTTTCTGTCTCTCTTCTGTTAGCTTTTGTTCGCCAGTTAGACTCTTCTCTAGTAGTTGATGTTGTAGAGAAGCTATCTCGGTTTGCTTACCTATAAGATCATTACTTATCTTGTTAGCAGGTAACTTTGATATAACCTCTTTACTATACTTTTCCATAGCTGGAGTGAAGGCGGCGTATACTTTTTGTAACTCTTCCGGATCAACTTCACCTACTTTAATATCAACTTTTGTATATAATCTAGCTACAGCTGTAGGCCCTTCTTTATATGCAGCAAGAGCTATCTTCAGGTCTTTAAACCTATTCAGCTGTCTTTTAAAATATTCTTGTCCTGCTTCATCTAGTTCTGCATAGCTTGCCTTAGTAAAGTCAGCTGCTTCTCTACCACTATCTATCCAAGCAGCTTTAAAGATTTGCATAGAACCTACAGCTCCTGTAGAACTTACAGCTCTATCACTCTTGGCTGTTCTATCACGGGAACCAGATTCTTGTAAACGTATTGCCCGTATGATCTCAGTAGTATTGGCTACATTTTGACTATATTGTTTTTCAAGCAATCCTATATGACTTGTGGTTAACTCTGTTTGCTCTTTAATAGCTAGGGTTTTGTTACGCTCAAGTTTTAATATATCTTCTTCTATCTTGTAACGTTTAGCATAGTATTCTTCATTAGGCAACTTGTTACCTAGGTTTGGATTACTCTGGTTAAAGTCAAGTTTTTGTAAGGAATTATTTAATGCTGTTTTACGTAAGTCTACTGCATTAGTTATGTTAGATATACTTTGTTTAAGTAGCTCATTCTCTCTAGCTACCGCTGCTGATAAGTTCTTATTACTCTCCACATTTATAGGACTTAGTTCTTCCGCACCAGCACCTGATACAGCTGTAGCTGGTATGTTAGTAGATGCTTTAAGTGCTTTAGTTATATCCGCACTTAGTTTAAGTTTCTTATCCATAACAGCAGCCATAACTTTTGTATAGCTCTGGCCATTAAGCTTTTCTAATAGGTCTGTAGTGTCTAGACTTTCGGCTAAAGCTATTACCGGAGATAAGTCTTTTCCAGAATTTTTCTCTTTCTCTGCTCGTAAAGCTTCAAGATTCTTTCTATAGTCATCTACCATAGATAGACCACTTTCTTGTTTACCACCCTTACGGCTATTAAGTGTATCAAAAGCAGCTATAAGTTTATAAGTAGAATCTACAGCCAAATCAATAGCCTTAACAAAAGTATCTTTAATAAAGTTACCTGCTTTTTGACCTAAGCTATTATCCAGTTTTTCTTTAAGTTTGTCATAAGCAATACCTAAATCTTCTGCTGCTATTATAGCGTAAGCTTTTATATAATTCGTTATACTTACATGACGTTCTTTATATGTAAGTAAGAAGCCATTTGCAGCATCATAAGAAGCGTTAAGTTCATTTATCTTAGCATATAAAGCTACAACAGCTGCTCCGAGAGCTAGTATAGGTGCAGATACGCCGGTTAGTAAAGTAACAACTGTATTGATTTTAGTAGCTAATAATCCAAAATTAGTTATAGCAAGCGTTATAGCGGCCCCAACCAAACGTACTGTTATTAATTCTGCCAGTACTGTTATTGCTTGACCTATACCCGTAAGGTTCGCTGTAACCTTTTCTACCATATTTATGGATGCTTTAACAATATCATTCATTGTAGTTTGGGTACTTTGAAAGATATTTCTATTCATATCAGTATAGGCAGTCTCTAACCTATGCAAATTACTTTGCAATCTATCTTTAACTAGGTTGAAAACCGAATCATCTGGCCCACCAAAAATCTTCCTATAGTATGCAGCAAACTTAGGTACAGCTTCCTTAGCTATAACCTCATTAGCTTTCATAGCTGCCATAAATGCAGCAGGTGTTTTGCCCATAGCCATAGCAAAGGCTTCTACAGCGCCAGGTAATACGTTACCTAACTGTTTCTTTACCTCTTCGCTTTGTACAACACCTTTAGCATACATCTGGTCGAGTGCGAGGAACAACGAGTTTATCTTCTCTTCAGGCAAATGTAATATTGTACCTACTTCAGCGAAATCTTTAAAGCTCTGGTTTACCTCTTTTTGTTTTGCTCCTGCTAGTATAGCAGATGGAGCATACCGTCTATAGGCTTGCTCTAATGTAAGTAAGCTCTGTCCTGCTGTATTCGCTACCTTATGAATAAAAGCTATATTTTCTTCACCTTGTTGGGTACCAAATATACCAAGTAAACTTGCTTGTGTAGCTTGTTGTTCAAGACCAGCTTTAGGTATAGCTTTAAGTGCTTGTTCGGCTAGGTTTAAAGTAGTCGTATATAAACGATATATACCTATAATTTCCCCGATACGCACAAATAGGTTACGATGGACAGTAACACCTTCTTCCGCAGCTCTATTATTCCGGCGTCTCGCAGCAGTATTATCATCAATAGCAGCTGTGGATGCTCGCGTAGCACTTTGATCTGACGTTGCTACAGCTGCTGGTCTACGTGCAGTTAATCTAGCTTCGCCAGAAGCTATCTGGTCAAACATTCTAGCGTACATATTAGTACGTGCAGTAACTTCTTCAGCTGTAGCCTGAACACGTCTATTTCTATTTGCTGCACGTACACGTTCTACAGCTGCTTCACGGTCTATAAGGATTTGGCGTTCTCTATCAGCAAACCCTTGTATCATAGCGGTATGTTCAGCTAGTCTAGCTCGTTCTCTAGCTTGAGCTGCATCTCTAAGGTCATCTTGACTTTGTGGTGTATACCCTCTATTATCTGCTTTAGCGTTTCCAGCTATATTACCAGATATACTGCCAGCCCTGGAAACCTCATTTTGATATAACTTCCGCTTCTCAGCATCTAACTCACGGATAATTTTTAGCTGCTCTTCAAGTTTCCTATTAGTAGCATCTACAGCACGTTGTACATTGAGTTCAGCTAGGTTAGACCCCATAGCCTTAGCTTCGATGTTTGCATTAGCTCTAGCTACAATACCCTGTAGGCGGTCATAAGCAGCAGTAGTTTCTGCTATCAAGACTTGCCGCTTATTCTCAATAGCATTAATCCTTTCGGATGCCGTACCTAGTTTATCTGTTTCTGCTGCAATAGCCTTAGTTACAGAGACTAACTTTGCGCCTTCTCCTACATCTACGTTTAACTTTATACTAAGAATCTTTTGTGTCATTGCTAGTTTTCCTGCGTTCAAGCATTACTGATACGTATCCACTATGTAGGTAAGGTATTGCAAATAGCGTTTCTTCGAGGTCAAGGTTATTACTGTCTATAAGTTTTAATAATAACCTTGTATCAAGCATATAGTGTTCGTTGAGATAGAAGCAAAGGAGTTTGAATATTTTATACAGCGTTTCCGAAGTGTCCCACATGTAGAATACTTCATCAAGTAGAATATCTTCTACATCCTCTGCAAAAGATAGCCCAGGAAAATCCTCTGCTAAGGTAGAGATGTCATTAGATTCTGTACTAGCCCTCTCATCTAATATACTCTGTTTAGCAAAGGCTTCTCCCAGTTCTATTAGTTTCCCAACTTACCGTTTTGGAAGTCTGTATTAAAGACCAGTTTTGTTACGGTGGAAATAAGAGAGTCTTTAAAGATAGGGTTATCCAGATAAATATCTAGGAGGACGACTAGAGCTTCATCTCCATCTACCCATAAAGACTCAATAGGTTTAGCATCTCTTGTATCGGCTATGAGCAAGTCAATATCTTTACCTGCTTCATCTTCTAATACCAACGAGGCGTTCTTTATATAAGCTACGTGCTTTTTAACAAAAGCTATAATCTTATCTTCTTGTTCTTTGTTATACTTGTCAACTTCTTGAGTTAAACGAATATTCTCTGCATTGAATTCCGCATCGCTTATAATTAAGTCTTTTGGAAGTTGTTGTAGTTGATTCAAATACCGTAGTGCAAGTGTAGAATCTGCGCTTGAGCTATACTCTTCACGAATACTCTCGAGTTCTTTATTTGTATAAACCTTTACACCAACAGTTATGTTATCTGTAAGTGCATTGCCATTAAGCATACCTTGTACTTTCTTTTCGGTATAAGGTTTACTTGATTTAATTTTGATTGTAGCCATTAGATTTGTCCTCTAAAATTATATAAAAAGGGAGGAGCGATCCTCCCTGTATAGGTTACTGATAAATGATATACGAAGAGCCAGTATTTCGGAAAGTAACATCTCTTCCTAAGAAGCTTGCTACCTTACCACCTTTAACATTGGTAAGTTGTAGTCTGTCCCATTTGTATGTGATATACTTACCTGCTGCTGTACCAAACTTTAACTGCACCCCAAAGAACTCTGTTATATGAGCATCGGGGTTAAAAGCAGCAGCACCTACTTGTGATTCCAACATACCTACAGTTACGTCAGTAGCTATAGCAGCTTTAGAGAAACCTTCCTCACAACCTGTAATATACCGCGTATAGTCAAAACCAAAGAAGTTAGGAGCTTGTAAGGTTGAGAAACAGAAAGTAGCAGCAGCTGAACCTTTAGTAGCTGTGATAGTGCCAGTAGATACCCCTGTAGGTGTTCCTTTTAGGTTGTATTGGAACATTGTATCTGACAGGATCGTTACAAGAAACGTGCCGTTATATAAACCACTTGATTCTGTAGAACCAGAAATGGTAACATAACGAATATCACCGTTAGCGCCTAAAGCAGCATTTAAACCAGCACCTGTAGTAGCACGAGCAATATTGCCTACAAAGGTTATACCAGATACAGTTACACCAAGAGAAGTAAAAGCATCACTAAGTGAGGCAATCTCTGCTGTAACAATATTAGTTTGGCGTATGGCAGCAGATACTTGAGTAGTTTGACTTCCAAAGTCGGCTGCAAGTATAGCGGCTGCTTCAGGGTTGTTAGCGTTACCCTTGAAGTTAAATTTCAGTTTAGGTACACTACCTACGTCAGCAGATACATCCACCATACCCCTACAACCGATAAACTTCTGCAACTTCTGGTTTACAGCATCTTCAGCAGAAGTCTTTCTATAGTCAATAGAGATAGTAGTGTTACTTTCTCTTGTATTATCGACAAAGACTGTCCCATCAGCAAAATAGCCTGAACCAGCTGATGTACCGTAGGCTGTTACATAACCACCACAAGCTTGAAGTTCTTGTGAGATAGGGGCAGTAGCCGCTGTAATAGTTGCAGATAGTGTACCTAATACTTGCTGTGGAGTCTCACAAGTAAAGTCAGCATAGCTATCTTTTGTATAGGTTGTTTCATCACGCGATAGCGGATCGCCTATATAAGCATAACTTTCTGTTTCATATGTTACAGAACCATCTAGGTTTAATACTGCTAGTGCGTCTGTACCTACTATACCTGTTTCATAAGTACCAGCTACTGTTTCAATCTTTGTGAAGAGTGATTGGCTCTTTTCATGGAATTTTACTATAGCCGTCATTAGACTTCCTCGGTTGGGTCAGTAGGTGTATTTAAAGCATCTTGTAGCATAGCTGCACCACAAGGACTTGTTTCTGGAGCTTGTTGTGGTAATGTAGCTGCTTCTTCTACAACTGCATCCCCAATTATTGTACATCCGGCCATATTTAATCTCTCGTTTAATTAAAATAAAACATTATCTGTTGGTAGGGCTATAACATACTTATCAAGATGCCATATCTTACCATTACCTAATCCTAGTACACCACCTTGAGCGTAGGTAAATCCTGATACAGAAGCAGGGCTTGATACTATTGAAGTGGGTGTTTTACCTACTAAAGCCATATATACATTCTGCCAGACAGTAGGTAAATCTTCTACTGTTGTAACAATATGTATGTCAAAGGTTTGTGTTATATCTTCACCATGTGTTGAGTATATATCGGAAGCTATTGCTGCATTGGGGTTTTTAGCCTGTATACCAGAGTAGCCAAGGTATATAGTAGGAAGTTCAATTACCTCTTGCAGATTTATCTCGGGAGTTACAGATAGCTCTATATTATATCCAGTAGGAGTTAAGAAATCTATAACATGCTGTAAGCTTATCATATCTCTTCCTTACCTATATGATCTACAGAAAGCCTACTCCAACCATCTTGATATGGGATAGGATTAGCTTTTAATTTAAAGCTATAAGCGTAGCTATTATCAGACATCGTGAAAGTATCCCCAGCTACTATTTCATTATCAATACAATCCTTAGTTGATACTTGGAAGTCATATAACTGGGTTTCTACCCGATATACTGAAACCTCTTGGGATACGAGGATGTCTGTATCGAAAGAAGGTAGGGCATATATATCGAAAGCATCAAACTCCAGCTTCTCGCCTCTACTTAATACCATTTGTATAACTTCTTCTGTCTCTAGCATTATAATCCTTTCCTATAACTCTCAACCAATGCTGTTAATATTTCATCTTGCATATTATCAAATGCTTTAGCTACTTGTTTATCTTTATCAAAGACAGTGTTGGCTACTGTCATAAGACTTGGCCCGTATAATGTACTATATGGAGCACGTGTACCTTCTACACCTTTCTTTGGAAACTCTGACCAAGTAGCACTTGCTTCCCTTGCTTTAATATTAGTACCTGTGAAGAAACCTCTACGTTTATCAAAATTACCTCCACGTCTTGCTCGGGAGGGAGTAGAACCTTTTCTTATAAGTGTGTATACATCTTTGGAGTACTTACCCTGTTTCCAGTGTACTGAACCTAATGGTTCTTTACGTAGTGGAGCTTTAGAGAGGCTCGCCGATTCAACTATAGTAAAGGGAAACTTCGCTAATGGTATTGCCTTATCGCGGTATTGTAGGTTATATCTTAAAAAGGTTGCTCCCAGAGCTTCTGGCTTCTTAGATGAACCTATCATTACATCCGACAATGTCCCTGGTATGTTATACAATTCCGTTATACGTCTTTCTAACGTATTATGTAATTTTAAAATAGAGATCGAGATGTCTGGTATGGCTCGCTGTAATGTCTCGTCAGTCTTGGCGCTTTTGCGTATAGTATCCCAATCTTTCCCGAACTCTATTTTAAAAGACATATTATGTATAGGGTGGCTGCTAACACCTAGTTCAACATCAACTAGATGCTAGCAGTACTTTATAACATCAACAAACCTTCCATGATGTCAGGGCATTAATCTTCTTGTGCGCTACTAAGAAGTTAGTGTGCATTTCATATTCATTAGTACCGGCTTTATCATCCATCCAATTATTAATATATCTAGGCATTGCATAGTAACGAGCTTTAGGATGTAAGATACGGCCATATACTTTAAGGCCATAAGAAGATGCAGGAATACCTACTACCCAACCAGAACCGATAATAGCTTCTTCTGCACCTGTTGTACGATTATTTAAGATCGCATTATAGGTAAAGATAGGAACAGTTACGCCATTGTTGAATGTCCAGCTAGTACGTTGAGTTAGACCGTCGATGTTTTTAACATCTAGCTGGATATTTAACGTGTTGTTAGCTGCTGTACGCAGAGTTAAATCGGCTTCTTTAGAGTAGTTTGTAGCAACATCAAAAGCAAACGCATCATAAGCATCATCACTCATAATGTAATAGGCCGGTGTAGCACCCCATCTAGCTGATGTTTCATACATTCTACGTAAGTCATTTACAGGAGTAGCTTTACCCGCTGTAACTAACGCCCTTGTCCAAGCTTTATCACCAGCTGTAAAACCACCTGATGTAGCTACTACAGGTAATACTGTTGTTGAACTATCCCAAGGAGCTGTAACAGCTGAAGTAGTCAAGTTAACAGAGCTGATGAGAGAAGTAGTAGAGCTTAACTGAGCATATGTGGTAGTTACATTACGTCCGAAGTCATATCTAACTTTAGGATGTTTTTCACTGAAGGCTTCATATCCTGCGTATAAGACCATATGTGATAAGGTCTTTTCAAACAAGTTTTGAAAACGCTGTTCAGCAATAGCAGCTTTTTCAACCAATCTACGTGCTTTATTAGCTTGTAGGTTTACCTGCCCGAATTGATCACCTAATTGACGTTGCTCTAATGTCTCAATAGGGTCATTGTCATCCCAACCTTCTTTAGCATATGCAAAGTATAGTTCTTTAGTACTGAAGTCGCCTAATTGAATAGGTGTTACATCTGCTTTAGGAGATGCAAACATAGCAGTAGTATTCTTTACTGCAAATTCTTCATCCAAGTTAACTGAGTTAGCATTACGCAGGATAAAGCCTGGTACTACAGAATCTTGAAGCAATGTGCCTCTAATTTTAGGAAGAGCCTCTATAACACCCTCAAGGTATTTAGAGGCTCCATAAGGTGATAGAAATTCATTAGCCATTAGCTATTTCTCCTGCTGTTAAGTGTACTAAGTCTATTTCGCTTCCTTCTACGAATTTCTTCTGCAATAGGATAGCTTCTGGTTGGCTTCCAAAGATACCTGTATTATATGTTGTATAAGCAACAGTAGTACCATCGGCTTTAGTCATAACTTCACCAGTAGTAGCTGTAGAATCAGTATACCAGTTTAAAGCATCTGCATAGAAAGTAGCTTCAGTATATACTTCTGCTTTTACATCACCTGCACTAGCATCTACATCATACATTAGTACACCAGTGATTTTGTTCTGTGCACTTAATGAAGCTTTCAGAGTTACTACTGGGTCAGTAGCAGTACCAGAATCAGCTACATCAGTCAATGCAGTCAATGCACGATAGCCTGTAAAGACAACCGAGTTAGCAGCGTCATTAACAGCGGTGCTATACTGGGCTAATGTACCTGCTGTAAATGTACCTTTAACAGTAGCGTCAATGCCGCGAGCCAGTAACAATACATTTGCATTAGCAGCAGTAACACCGATAGGCAGGTCTTTCCAGATAGTTACCAGTTCAGCAGCAGTAACAGAACCTGTACCAGCAGTGAAGGTAAGACCCGCTAAGACTAAAGTCTGACCTGTAGTGATTGTAGCGAAAGTAACGATAGCACTTTCAGCAAAACCAGAATGTGGGATAGCTTTACCATCTACATTAGTTTCGATAAAAGATAATGCTTTAATTATCTGTCCGCTAAGGACTGTTACATTGCTAGTTTTATAGTCATTAGCACCGGCAAATAGCTTTGCAGATACTCTAGCGTTATAGGGATAGAATCCACCGTTAGCCATTATCTTACCCCTTTAAATAGTTGTGGTTCATCGTTCAAAGCTTTTAAACCATCTAACAAACTAGCTTCGAATGAAACAGGTGCATTAGTCTGTGTTTGTGTAGCTGTTAATGTAGCCGCTGTAGTATCAACGTGCGATGCTTTTTGGATATGGCCTTTTAAGCTTTCCAACATAGATGTAGCAGCTTTCAAGTCATAGTCTTTTTCTACAAACTCAAGGGCAGCTTCTTTCAACGCATCTTCAGTCCCAAATGTAGCTTGTGCTTTAAGAATACCGATTGTACGTGTTTTTTCTTCCAGTCTAGCTGATGCTTTAGCTATACCTACCTCAGCTTTGGCATTTGCCAACTCTGTCTTAAGGGATATAATCTCCCCAAGTGCTTCTTCTAATGTCATAGTATTACCTATAGGTTGTGTTATAACGGTTTCTTCTTTATTCCCTAGGGAAAGAATCTCTTCAGGCATGGCCTGTGTTTTAGTAGATAGGGTGGGTGTAAGTGGATTGGAGCCGAATAATACAGCACTGTTCTCTCTTACATCTACTTTGGGTACAATATAAAAGTACCCTCTTTTATCTACTACTTCTTTATTGATAACTTGTGGGTAGTACTTATCCCAAGCTTCTTTTTCTGCTTTATCACTTTTATGTTCGGAGTTAATAGCTAATTCCAACGCACCATAGGCTAAACCTATAGAATGTTGATTAATCTTACCAGACTTATAGAATTGATAAGCTTTTTCATTATAGCTCTTACGTACTGTAGACTCCATAACTAAGGCTTCTGTATTACCTTTAGCAGAATAACCTAATTCCAATACTGGCATATCTTGTGTATATACCTTAGTAACATCACCTATGTGACCAACAGCACTTTGGTTATGGTCAAGTAGATGTGGTATTGAGGTTCCACGCTTTTGTATACTCTCGGAGTATGCTCCAGGTAAGAGCATGTCCATATGGGAATCTACTATGTTAGTTACATTAGCTACTACTTTGACCTTGAGGGTATCCGGGTCAGAGGAATCCTCTAGGGAGTCCTCCTTAATAGCTTCTGTCTTAGGCTCTCTGGATATTATAGTAGTATTACCCACTACAGCATCACAGAGTTTCAAGGTACTACTTTTAGTTTGTAGTAGTTCCTTTTTATTGGTTCTGAGGTAGGCAAAAAGTTCTTCGCCTTTTAAATGGTCAAGATTCATAATTAAACCTTTTATGAGTTATGTGATTATCGCATAAAGTAAAGCATACTGTCAACGTATTATACATATATTTATTGTAAATAACCTTTAATTACTTGTTGTATTACTATTAGCCTGTGTATTATTAGCCTGAGCCATACTTGCACTAGCTTCTGCTGGTGTTAAGTTAATACCCATATCTGCTAGTATCTTTCTATTCTCTTCATCAGCTTGTATATCTTCAATAGATAACCCGCGTTCGGCTAATTTATCAGGTATAGTTCCCATACCATTTTGCAATTCAAGTAAATCTGCTTGCATATCTTTAAGTTCATCTGAGCCTCTCCAACGTGGTAACTGGAAGTAAGGTACGGCATTACTAACCTTTGGGTTATATAGTACTGCTAGTTTCTTAAAGGCATCTGCTATAGGCTTCTCCCGAAGTGGTATAAAGAGAAAGTTATGTAAGTACTCAAGGCGGTTACGACTTTGTATACTCATGCCGATAAGGGAACTGTAGTTAAGTCCAGATGTATCTCCGGTTAACTCGTGGTATAAAGCATCTGCTACAGTAGCTATCTTACGAAGTTCTTGCTCTACAAGTACACCAAAGTTAGCTCCAATATCAGTACCTTGGAACATACTGGCTTTTTCACCTTTATTAAGATAAAGTACCTGCCCTTCTTCTACATTATTTTTAAAGATGGTCTTTGTTTTACCATCTTCAGTCACAACATCAGTAGGGGTACCAAAAGGTTTCATAGATTGTACTGCATTAACCTGTTCAATTAAAGCGACTACATTCTGTGCTACAACTTGTTTATTTACTGTAGCTGTTACAAGGTCATCGAGTTTGTATAAGGATAAAATAACTGAGGCGAGGTAGGGTATACCTAACCATTGCCCAGGTTCTTCACGGATAAATGTATGGATAAGTTCTTCTGCAGGGACAGTAGTATATTGGTCTTGGTTTGTATAATCAGTAGCTTCAAGTACACCCTTGTAGAAGAAGTACTTAGTTGGGATAGAATCCTTGAACTCAATGCCATAGCGTATAGCCTTTTCTATATCAGTACTGTATGAGGAGTATTCAACAGCATGGAGGATAGAGGGAATAAGTTGAAGTTTAAAGGGGACTGCCTTTCCAGGAGTACGGATGATAAGCTTTCTTATATAGCTATTACCTGTAAGAAAGATGCTTGAATTAGATACACTCTGGCCGGTCTTTAAACTACCATGTCCATCATACCAAGGGTCTTCCGCGAAAGAATCCCAATACTCCTGCATTATAGGATGTTTCTTACCCTTATTCTTACCATTACTATACTTCCATATAACCCCTATAGAACTAGATTTAGTTACCCAATTCTTTAAAGCTATCCTTCCATAGCCGTTATTACGGCAGATATGTTTAGAGCGGCTTTGTAGGAATCGTAGTTCACGCTCTGCAAGCTGGTCGGCTTCTCCATCAAACAAACCACGTAAACCTGTAGTATAACCAGAGGCAGCCCCTTCAAATGAAGGAGTCACATTAGTTAACCCACTGTACATGATTTGTTCTTCAGATGTTGGTGTAGTCATTATAATGTACCTTTTCGGGCTACTATACCTATAATAGCATTGGTTTGAAATACTGGAGCAGTAGGTGGTTGGAGTGCGCCTATAGTAGCAACGAGTTGGGTACGTAAGTCTAATAACTCTTGCATGGTTGTTATATCATACGAGTATGTACGACTGAAGGCATTTGTACCAGTTTTAAATGCGGCAAAACGTGTATTATTTATCTTACTTTCAATTGCTATATTAACCTTAGTTAATAAGGCTTGTGCTTCTGCGAGGGTATAATCAGCCATAGTAATAATTCTCAAGTGCCGCCCAATAGGCGTGTGTTAGGTTACGTATATTAATAGCATATGCTGCGTGTAAAGCCAGCTTTTCACCATCCATAGCTTCCTTTCTTTTACCAGCTATCAGCTTAAATACGCTCTTATATGAAGTAGTTGCATCAATAATCTTTCTACAGCTTGTCATCTGTTCTTCATACATACCATAGCTCTGAGCATTATGGTAGTACATATTAGAGATAGCACCGTCTTTCTTATTCAGCGCAACACGCCGTAGTATTTCTTCATGCGCTCTATGTGCTCCAACATAGTATAATGGAACACCCATCTTTTCTGCCAGACTTATCCTTACATTATTGTCAGTAGGAGTAATATCACGAGAAGAGGGGTCTTGATATATCTCATCATCGCTATAGCGTAGATCACGTATGCCCTTAACCGCATATATATACTGTCCAGTGTTGTTTTCTTCGAAGTATTCAGAGGCTGCTTTAACAAATCTATATACAAGTTCGGTATTATCGGCAGAGTCTATAGAAATAGCGGCTATCTTCATATCCTTACCAGAGGCATGCTTTATCGTACCTGATATGAATTTATCCCATAGCTGGCCCCATACACCAAGGAACTTCCCATTAGCCTCTCCTGTACTATCTCTCTCCCTTTCCTGTACAGTAACTTCACCAAATATCTCTTCCCATTTAATAAGCCAGCTGTTGTTATTGCGGCCCCAACCACGTACTATAGGTGCGAAGCGGTTATCCTGTACGTCTATACCTACGGTAACTATAAGGGCTTCCATAGGGCATATACCTTCTATGTAGTTCTTCCTAAAGGTGCGCATCTCTTCTGCTTCAATAGCAGTTATACCAGAGGTGTATGGTAGACCAAGGGAGTTATTGTACCAATCCTTAGCTAGTGTCTCATCGCCTTTTTCCATAGCTACATCTGCTTCGAGCTTCTTAGCCGCTAACAGCGGAGCATCACTTGTAGCAGCAAAACAGGCTAGTATCTCTGGATGTTGAAACGTATACGTTAATGATGTCTTTGCAGTACGTAAATTCTTGCGCAGCTGTATCTTGTCTATAGTAGGTTCGATTACTTTATAGTCTGTTATAGTTATAGCTTCTCTGTACTCTTTACGTGGATGCCATCCATAGGTAAAATCACCACAATCGTCAATAAACCCGTAGTTTAGACCTTCCTTGATGTTATTTGTCTTATCGTCGAAGCTCCACCTACCGTTACAAGATGTACAAGCAAAGAAAGCACTCTCTGGATTATACTTCCCATACTTCTCATCAATATATCTATCAGCGTATATATCATAAACTAGGAAAGATTCCATAGTCCATCCTGACATCTCTACAAGCTCTTCGCAATGGTGGCACTTCGCCTTAAAGATAAGCTGGAACCCTCTGTTATAGAGTTTCTCCATATTGCAATAGTCTTTAAATGTAGGTGTGGAGAAGCCAAGTATCTTCTTACGCCCTATGCGGAATGACTTCTGTCTACCTTGTACAAGTCCTAATGGATCACCTTGTTTTGCTACATCACTCTTTACCTGGGCGAACTCCTCTAAGATACAAAAAGGTATTGGGGAAGATAATACAGATTGGATAGAACCAAGTGTCTTTAACGCAAGACTACCTCCTGGGAAGGTAAAGTAATCATGTGGAGGTTTGGCTACCCCTACATTAAGCTTTGCATTAAGACTTTGTGTACCTGTAAAGAAAGGCACAATACGTTTTCTACTGTATTCCTTCAACAACGTAGTGCCTGGAAAGAACATAACAGTATGGCAGGCATCCAAGTCTTGCTTTCTACCTACAATGTTATTTTCAAGTTCACTTGCCCCTATCTGGGAGGACTTCATCATACCTACTATATGTATGAACCAGTTATCGGCTACATGGTATATGTATTTAAAGGATGGAGTACGATCTGTACGGAACTTACCTCGTATACTACTTTCTTCAGAGGATAATGTACGTCTAGTTTCAGCCCATTCTATAGTAGTTTCTCTAGATGCTTTCTTGAATAGGGTAAGTAGGGAGCCGAGTAAGCGGCGTTCAGATATTGTATCGAAGCTACGATTAAGCATCTACCTTCTCCTTTTCCTCTTCCATGGCTTGTATTTCTTCTATAGTCTTACTCATCATCGCTTCTACGAAACCATCCCTATCTATCTTAGCCTCTTCGATTAAACGCAGCCCTAGGTTGTATAAGTTTTCCATGCCTTCGTCAATTACTTCTTGAGCTTCTGGGAAGTCCAAGGCTATACCTAATAGTAAATCCCGTATCTGTACTATAAATGGTTCTACAATGGATAGTTTCTTACCAAAGTCTACATACTCTTCATTCTTAATAGCTATAGCTTGCCACATCTGTGCTGCTCTAGCATGGTCTGTCTTAATGCTCTGCTGCATCTTAGCCGCAACCAATGGGTGTATGGAATCATCTCCTTCAAAGTCCCCTATAGATGCACTACTTACACGTTTTTCTTTATGGCGTTGGAATTTGGCAAATTCAGAGTCCTCTTTAACAAGAGTATCTACTAGGTGCTTTACAACTTCCCTATAAGTAACTGGTTTATAGTTAGCATCACTCTTCTTTATATTAAGGAGTTTACCTGACTGAGACCAATTATATAGTTGAGATATATTACGAGAGAGCATACCAGCTAGTACGTGTGATTGCACCTCATGATCGAAGTTTACGAAGATAGTTTTCAGTTCTGGATCAGCCATAATAATCTAAGTCATTGATTTAAAATAAGTTTAGGAAAATAAGGTTGATTTGTATATTCCTTATATATATGCTATTATAGGGTAAAGCTGAACCTATGTAAACTTATTTATTTATATAGGGTAAATAATATAGAACAGATAAACATACTAAATAGAGCCACCCAATGTCTATACAATATCATAATATACACGATCTAGCTAAAGCAGTTAGCAAGGCTATCTCTGAGAGTACTGAAGATAGTAACATCGGTATTAACACTACACATACTTGGACTAATAAACCTACAGCAGATACATTTAATAATGGTAACGCTGGACAAGCATGGTTCCCTGATTTAAGGGTTATGGGTTATAGCGATAGCACAAATTGGAGTATTCCTAATAAACCTATACGTAAAACTCCTGTAAAGATAGCATTATTTGGCGACTCAACAGCTACCACAGGCACCTATACCTCAAACGACAACTGCGAAATCATAGACCTGGCATTTCCTGCTTCCGGTACGACTGAATCCAGTGTGACCAGCACACGTTATATGACCCACATGGAATATCCGGTTGCTATGCTGGCAAGAAATTGTGGTATTGCCAGTCAAACGACAGTAGCTATGCTTGCGAGGGATTTGGCGGTTGCAAGTGCAACAAGGAAAGCAGCCACGGATTTAGCCAATGCCAATGTTGATGTTATTATATTCCGTGGCGGCTCAATTAATAACGTAACACCACTAACAACATACACGCAATCTGATATTAATACCATCGTAGCAGATCACAAAAGTATGTTATCTAGATTGATTTCTACAGGTGCGGCCATTATTGATGAAGGTATAGCCGGTTATCTTATTGCTAATGGAACTACAGTTGCAGAGATAGGTAAACAAGCCGTCGTCGTCGCCGTAAATCTGGCTATAAAAGACTATATCGAATCGTTAAACAACCCTAATGTCAGGTTTTTAAACCCTGTTGGAGTTACGTGTACAGAAGTAGGAACTTGGATTAGCGGCTACTCAACAGATGGTGTACATTGTGTTATAGCCGGTCAGATTAGTATTGCGAAAGCTGAGGCCGCTATATTAACAGAAATGTTTGGCCCCTCTGCAAAAATACAGTTTCCTGGTACAAACTTATCACCAAACCCAATGTTAGCCACAGTAACTACAGTTACCGCTGGAACCTTGGCAACGGGATTTACTTTGCCAACCGATGATGCCTGGAAAGATGTTACATTAGCACAGGTTGAAGTAGTTGACGGCATACCCATGCAAACGTGTGTGATTACCCAAAATGGTGCTGGAGCTAACAGCATTACTATGAGCCTTCCACTAACGCTGGCTGATTTGGCAATTGTATCAGGTGATGTATTTGGGGTAGAGTTTGATTATTTTGTCCGTAAGCTAGATGGGACAAACCTACCTGTTGGGGCTACGGTAAACGCTGTATTCTCCCTGAAGAAAGTATCTAACGGTACTGTAAAAAATACAGCTATGTCTTATACAACATCAGCCAGCATGTCAGAAGCAAAAGGACACGTAAGCTTTAATAAATTAAAGATAAACGATGATCTAGCTAATCTGGAAACCCCCATATTTACATTTGTCTATTATCCGCTATTAGCCGATGCAATTGCAGCCAACGCAGTCAAGATAGGCGTTGGAGGCGTAAGAATAGTCAAGTAGTAATTACATTAAACTATACTCGAACTATATGACTGAACTACTCACATTTACATCTATAGTAACTACTATTTTAGACTGGTTAATAGACCTACTTCCGAAACTAATAGCCCTGTCTACACTAATAGCCGCCTTCTTTCCAAGAGGTGCATTACCCCCTAAAGTTTTTAACTATATTGATCTAGTAGCGTTTAATATAAAAAATGCTACTAATAAGCATTAATATAGGCTAACATTATGACTAACCAACCTAGAGCACCAGAAAGGCGTATGGAACCTAGAAGAGAAGAAGATAGAGTAGAATTTCATAACTGTCCGAAGTACGTTAAACATGATCTATCTGAAGATCAAGTATTAGAACTGATAGATAGGGGAATAGAGATTTTCTTAGCAAGACAAAATCAAGAAATAGGTAAATTAACAAAGAAAGGGTTTATGTATATACTTGGGGCATTAGCTATGGGTACTTATACATGGGCAGTCTCACATGGATTTTTAAAATAACATGACAACGCAATTGATTTATACAATAAATGGTAATGTCGATGTAAGTACATTAGATTATACGCAGGAGTGGCTTGACAATATAGAAGTTGATGTGACGTTAGTTGTTGAAGATGGGCAGTTTCGTCCTGTTATAGACAAAAAAGGTTATATGGTATTTGTGGAAAAATACCACGACAAGCTAACAAAGGAACTTGTTAAAGAAAATAGACATATCTGTATGATGAAAGGTTTTGAACTACCTGCATTAGAAGGTACGTTAGAATAATGGCCTTAATATACCAAGTAACCAACCTTATAAATGGAAAAAGGTATATCGGAGCAACTAGATTTACTGTAGAGAAACGCTGGGCTGATTTTGACTCTATAAGTGATGCAGCAGAAGCTATGCAACTAAGCATAAGTGATATTAGTAAAGTATGCTTAGGAAAACGTAAGAAATTACATGGGTTAACTTTTAAATTTATATAAACTATAGGAACATATATTATGGCTAACGTCGCCGCTATAACAACTTCGTTCAAAACAGAAGTACTCAATGGTATTCATGCCTTCGGTACTACAGTGGTACGGGGTGCAACCACCAAAGATACATTTAAAGCAGCTCTTTATTATGCATCAGCATCGCTTGGAGCAGCTACTACTGCTTATAGTTCTACAGGAGAAGTAACTAACTCTGGTGATTATACAGCAGGCGGTTATACAGTAACTAATGCAACAGCACCTTCTTCCTCTGGCACTACAGCTTTCTGGACTCCTAGCGCTGCTATTGCGGCTGTTGGTGTTACATGGGCAGCCTTTGATGCCTTGCTGTTATACAATTCTACTCAAGGTGATAAAGCTGTAGCTGTTTTTAACTTTGGCTCACAGAGTGTAACCGCAGGTAATGTTACGTTGAACATGCCTACTAACGATGCTACAACTGGCTTACTTCGTTTAGCTTAAGTCTATGTCAAATTTATATAGTGAGCTAACTAATGTATTACCGGCTGCAGTGAGGAACTAAGTATGCCTATTAAATACGCCTCGCGAGTCAAAGAGGTCGCAAGCAATAAACCCAATACCTCTACAGCTTTCAATCTGCCAGATAGTGCGCCAACTGGATACCAGTCCTTCGATAGTGCGTTTGCAAGTGCGGATACCGTAACCTATTACGCCACCAACGGCGTAGACTGGGAAGAAGGGCTCGGCACGTTTACATCAGGCACTCCTGACACCCTAACACGTACCGCTATATATGATTCATCGACAGGTAGCGCAATAGACTGGAGTGCTGGCGGTGATGTGACTGTATTTAATGCTTTATCTGCTGGTGTGGCTCAGTCTAGTAATTTACAAATGCAGGGTGTGACACCGGGGGGTAGATTAACTTTAACAACTGGCGTACCTGTCACGTCATCAGACGTAGCGTCGGCAACAAGCGTTTATTACACTCCTTACCTCCACAATATCATCCCACTGTGGGACGGCTATATATGGAGGACTATAGAGTTTTCAGAGGTCACACAGGCATTGGGAACGTTGACCAGCGGGTTGCCCTATGATGTGTTTGGATACCTATCCGGCGGTGTATTGGCTACTGAAATTCTAGCATGGACAAGCGGTACAGCCAGGGCAACAGATGTTACATTGCAAGATGGCCGCTATTGTAAGTCAGGAGACAAAACACGCTTGTATCTTGGCTCGTTTTATACAACATCTACGACTACAACAGAAGATAGCGGCGGAGGAACTACTAGTCAGGTTGGTGGAAAACGGTTCTTGTGGAACATGTACAACCGAGTAAGACGAACTTGTGCTGTTAAAGATACTACTAATGAATGGGTATATACCACTAACACGATTAGACAAGCTAATGCAGCAGCAGGTAATAAAGTCGAACTGCTAATAGGTCTGCCTGGAGATTCAGTAGAGGCTGCTCTCGTGGGTAATGTTTATTTAGAGAACAGTGCGTCTGCTGCGGCAAAAGTCGGGGTCGGCGTAAATTCAACGACTGCTTTTTCTGGACTGGTTCAGGCTGGCTTTGCTAAGGCCTGTACATTCGACGCCCCACTATCAGCTAGACATGATTACATCCCGGCTATCGGCTACTCATATCTTGCATGGCTAGAAAGCGGAGCAGGAGGCACGTCGTGCAGTTTCAAAGGCGATAGCGGGGATACTAGACAATCAGGATTAACAGTAGTAGGTCAATTCTAATGAATATAGTCAATTATTTTAGTTACATCCCTGATTGTGTCGGCGCTTCAGATAATGGAGATGGCAGTTATAGGCTGGATTTTTTAGATACCACATCTCGACTAGCCACTGCAGAAGAACTACTGCAAGCTGCGAAGTTGCAAAAAATAGATGAATTAAAAGTATTTTGTCAATCGGCTATTGAGTCTGGTTTCGTCTCAAATGCACTTGGTTCAGAGCATACCTATGACTCTAGGTTGCCGCAAGATCAAACAAACCTAATTGGTGCAAGGCTGGCAGGTGTTGGCTTGAATTATACATGCACTGATTCGTCAGGGTATAAAAACGAAGTAGCGCACACGGCAGAGCAAATAGCGCAAGTATATTTAGCCGGGATGGTGCACATACAGACCAATAAGGCCCGATTTTACGCAAGAAAAACAGCGTTAGAATTAGCAGCAACCATCGAAGAAGTACAAGCGGTTGTCTGGTAATGAGTTTCGGTATAGATGCGTTTGGTGGGTTAGCATTTGGCGAGTTACCTGCGGCCGGTGGCCCCCCAGCAGGTGATATAACCGTAACACTTACTGGATTACAAAGTTTTACCTCTAGCGGAACGCTTCCATTAAGTTTCCTTAAAGCTATTACGAGTAATTCTACAAGTACGTTAAATGGTCTTCTAGCACCTGCGGTTGATAAAACACTAACAAGTACAAGTATAAGCTGTGCTTCTGGAAGTATAAATGCTTCTTCAGTTCTTAACCTAGCAGGAAGTAACTTAGGATTCACTCAAGGAAGCTTACTACTTACAGTAGATAAAGCTCTTACAGGTATTGCTGTTACAGGTTCTGGAGGAACACTTACCGTAACAGTAGGTAATGATGTTGTTGTAACTCTTTCAGGTCTTTCGGCTTCCGCAGCTTATGGAAGCCTGCTTGCAAGTTTAACTAAAGCACTTGAAGGGCAAGTAGTTACCTGTTCAAATGGTATACTTATTGCAAACAATATAGCTACGCTTCTTGGCAGCAGTATTGCTACCTACGGTGGAAACCTTGCAGTTGTATTTGACAAGTCCTTGTCTGGTATAAGTATCACTTCCGCCAAGGGTATTGTTACTGTACAAGTTGGAAACGACATCGTACTTACGTTGTCTGGTATGGCAGTAGCTTCGGCTACAGGTAGTTTACTTTCCCAAATAACTAAAGCACTTCAAGGTAATGTAACCACAACAAGTATAGGTTCCTTATTACCTCAAGTATCGAAAGATTTATCAGGTACATCTACAGTCTTATCTTATGGTAGTTTACTTCCATCTACTGTAGCGGCTTTATCGGGAACTAGTATAACTGCTTCCTACGGAGTATTAACATACGGCGCGGCTGGTAACGTTAATATAACACTATCCGGCAGTAGTTTAACTGCTTTATCAGGTTTGCTCGTACCATTAACAAGTAAGAGTATATCCGGCACAGGTCTTACACTTAATACAGGTTCCTTTAACCTTGAGATAAGCAAGATACTATCGACTCTTGGTATTACCGGAGCTGCTGGAAACCTCAGATTCACCCTTAATCTTACTATAAATGGGCAGAACATAACGGTAACTAAGGGTACACCATACATTGGGAGTAATGCTTTCCTAGAAGCTGAACCTATATGGCAGATATTAATACACAATGAAGATAAAGACTTCATTGTAACCATACCAACTACTACGTTTAAATAATTATGCAAGAGTATTTAGCAACTACAAAAGGGCCCTTGGTAACGGTGGGGTATATAGATAAGGATGATGTTACTCCTATTAATGTATATTGGGGTGCGCCGACCTATACACCATCTATTATATACAAGGTTGGGGATATAGTAAAACCAGCTGTTGCGTCAGGCTATTACCATAAGTGTGTAAAGACTGGGCTGGCTGGGGCAGAACCAGTATGGACAAGTAAAAAGACAATCTCCGGTGAGGCTACATTTAAGGCAATATCCTACGATCTCTTTATCAACTACGATGAAGTTATAGCTTCTTCCTCATGGAATGTAACGCAAGGAGTTACTATAATTAATGAGGCTAAAGAAGATGAACGTACAAGTGTTGTTATATCAGCTATACCAAATGGTGTGACAAGTTTTGAGCTAACTAATCAAATAGTGAAGGGCAGCGGTACTACGGAGAGTAAGCTATCACGTACTTTTAAATTTACCGTAAACGAGCAATAAGTTTAGCCAAAGCTAACCCAATGAGGAGTAATAAACTGACCCTAGGTTCAGGTATATTCTTTACTTGCTCCTTTGGGTCAACCTCTTCTACACACTCCGTTGTTCCATCAAATACCCTCGCATACTCTCCAAGGCATTTATGCCTATCAAAATAGTACCAATAATTTACTCCATGGGGTTCTACTGGGTATAATCTACTCTGTTTCCATAGAAAGGGGTGTATATGGAGATTTCTTGGTGGCAGGTCTTGTAGGTATACCCCATTCTTTTCTACCCATCTTTCAATATGCCCTTGCTTTCCGGGTACTATTGGGTAAAACTTCTTATCGTCGATGCCGTCTGCACAAGCTACGCTTGTTGCAATCAGCCCGGCTAATATAAGATATTTCATATACTATTCCCCGTATCCGCTTATATAGATCATAACTTGTCCTCTTTATAGATAGCTTTAAACTGCTGTTCATAGTCCTTACGCTTCATACTTATGTGATGTAACCAAGACTCCATCCTGTAAAAAGCTACAGGTTCTTTAACAATACCTACAACCTCCCAGTAACTCGCATCTCTACGGTACTCTACTTCAAGATACTCTGGTACAGTTAACCATTTTCTAGCATAAGCTTTGATCTCCTTTAGATATATATCTAAAGCATCGACTATCTCGGCTTTATTCTTAAACGTATCTCCTACCTCTATATAACCTATACTTAACTCTCGGTTAGCATTGTATAGCTTCTTTTGTTCCTCAATATACCCTCCTAAAGCCTCCGCGTATTGCTCCTTACGTTTCCGCTCCTGTAGTGCTATAGCTTCCCGCTCTGTTGCTCGAAGAGTTTCCAAAGTTTCCATCTCTTGGATAGTAGTCGATGACCCGTCGCAATATAACCTACCTTCTACAAAAAGGTCAACTATAAGTCTTCTAGTATACCAACCTATATCTTCAAAGCATTGAGGGTACTCCTTCTGCAGCTTATGTACTAGACTGTATATATCCTCATTTACTATATTTACCTCAAAACTATTACGTCTATTTGCTTTTATATACTCTACAATGGAAGACTTCAACACATCTGCCCATCTTGGGTCTAACCCATATTTAGGTTGCAGCACCTTCCAATAAGGGAACTTTGTTAAGTACATATCCTCTTTCTTTATATTATATCTAATATCTTTTAATTCAAGCATTTTGTAACTCCTTGTAGGTTATAACAGCCTTACCTTTAGATAATCTACATTGTAGATGTTTACCTGTTTTATTAGCTATTTCAACTAAGGTAGGTTTTATTATCTTCGCATTAAGTGTCCGGAAGCTATTATACTCCGTGGTTAGTCCAAGTACTTTACGTATATTCTCCTCGGAAAGTTCAACAACACCATACTCCGTATGATCTAATTTCCATAAATGTTTCTGAAGTAAAGTATATAATTTATACCTATGTCCCGAAGACGTCCCAACCATTACCACATCTAATGTAAGATACTTACCTGGCTGCATTACTCCGCTTATATATGGTATAAGTTTAGGATTCCAGTTGATATGTAACGTCCCACACTCTTTGTCGTGCCTGAACTCATATATAAGCGAAGTACATAAAACTGCGGTTTCACCCACCATTAGATTAAAGCTCTCTTTATGTTTTGCACATATACCTATAAGCTCCTCTAAAGCCCGTCCCCTGCTTATGCCACCTAATTCAGCATATTTACATATATCAACAGGGTAATAGGTTTCCTCTTTAAATTTAACCTTCTGATTCTCCCCTAACAGACAACAATTAAGGAACCTATTCTCATCCAGCCGCACCTTACTTATA